ATGTATCATTCATATCATTGTCTGCATTTTGTCTTCTCGGGCGCAAATCGATACAATCTCTTAAGTTAACCGTTTCTCCAGTTGTAGGACTAGTAAAATCTGGAATTACACCATAATTAAACGTTTTAGTACTCGCAGCATCGACTTGATTATAAGCCGGGCTGGTTGTTTGATACGAATCTACTGAGGTATAACCTTCACCACCACCCCAATCAAAGTAATCGACAACAACCATAATTTTACCTGCAGGTCCTGGCTGTCCGGGTTTTAACTTAATAGTACCATGATCATAAAAATTATCCTTTTGGCCAGAGTCAAATGTATATCTACTAGCGATGTTATTAGCCGCTGCTGCCATCATTGCCGCTGTAACATGGATAAATGGTTGTCCCGAATCCACAACTTTAACCAAATTAAATGCATCCGAAACAGGAATAGAATCTGTTCCTGTTGCCGTTTGATTTGGTGTTTCAAAATAGAATTGTCCACCTGCATAAGAAGTTGTAGGTACTGAGGGAGTTCCAGTAGTTGCGACAATAGCTGATCCGTTTCCTGCAACTACTGTTTTTGTTCTTGGCCCAGGCTCTTTATTAACTGAAGAACTTTCTACGGTATAGATAATATCTGCCACAAAGTCAACATTAGTATTACAATATATGTCTACTGATTGTCTATCAGAGGAAATTATAACTGGCCTAATCGTTTCCCCTAAACTATTAACTGCTCCTAAATCAAGATAATCACCAGCTACCAAGTTTCTTGCTTCTGTCGTTGTTGCACTTGGAAGTGTAGCTGTAGATACAACAGCATTAACAAATGTTTGAGCAGAGTTTGCAGTCTTAACAACTACAATAAAATTTTCTCTCGCGTTTGTTGTAGATAAAGTACCACCACTAGGCATAAATCGATAATTAGGACTAGATAATGAAAGCGTTATTTGACCATCATTTTGAGTCATGGTCTTTGCCTTCTCAACTTTCTTAAATATATAACTAACTGTATTAGCTGGATCTGCAGTTTCCTTAATTGGACTTTGAGGCAACGGAAAGACAAGAGTATTTTTATCTGTATTAGATAAGAGTGTATTTCCTGAAGTACTACTATTATATTTTCCGGCATCAGCAATATCGGCGTGTGTATTAATAGTAGGAGGCGCGGCTAATGTTGAAGTAATTATACTTTCTGCATCTTTAATTTTGAAATCTATATCGTAGGTAGTATTAGCTAGGGTTGCTTGAGAAAATACGGTATTAGCCACTACATATTTTCCAGCATCCATTAACAATACTTGACCTAATGTAGATGAATTTGGAGTGCTTGTACTTGTATCATCTTGGAGAATTATATCTGTAGAATCTTCCTGCGTAATACCATTTGTGACAGAAAAATAATCATCTATAATTCTAGTATCACTTGTAACATCAATTCCACTTGTTGTATTAACTGTAATACTTGCTCCTGTATATGCACCATTCACATAGGAAGTACTTTCAAGATCTAATTGAATAATTCTAGTATTCGCAGTTGGAGATTCTACCGAAGCTTCGGCGAAATCATAATTCAAACCACCAACCGTACCTGTGATATTATTTGAAGTATTAACATCCCAAAGATATAATCTATAATTAGAGTGATTTGTATCCGGATTTGCTGTATTTCCAGAACTTGCATCCCAATCCATACTGCGAACTCTTGCGGTTCCAACTTGAGTCGCGGCGAATGTAGTATTATTAGTTAAGTTAATCGAGGCAAAAGGAACGGAATGTAATTGACAAACTTCCGAAGCTCCAACATCAAATAAACTACTGGCAGTATCAACCACAAGATAGTTTCCTATTTCTGAAGTCATACTATAACTAGCAACAGTTTCAGTATCCCTACCTTTATCTACATCAATATATTGTGTATCAATGCTCTCATATTCATAACCTTTTACATAAGCCTTACCTGCATCCATACCGGCGGAAATTTCAGACTCGTTGTAAATTATTGCACTACCTGTATTTGTGGGGAGAGTTGTCTGTACTGTTAATCTTGTATTATTGGCAATAGCAGTAATAGTTGAAGTTGTAGTATTAGATCCAATATAAATCTTGTCTCCAACATCCAATTCAGTTAGGAAAAGAGTATTGTTTCCATGTACTGTAGTACCATCAACACCTGATGCCACAGTTAACCCTGAAATTCCTCTATGAATTTTTAGATCTAAATTAAATGGAGTGATTGTATAATCACCAGACTCATCAAATGTTCGCCTTGCCAAAGTTTTTTCTAGTTCCCCATACATGGGATATTTAACTTCTTCATTCTTAACACCACTAATAACTTTTAATAGCTGAATAAAATTTTCATCAGCAAGTTGTAGAACTGGATCTGTTGAGGTAATCGCCTTGTTCTTTAATGCTAACTCAATTTTATATCTTGCTGCCCCTGGAGCTGCATAGTTATAAGTACCTGATGCGGGATCAAGTAACAGAGGATCATCATCACTTGTTTTTGTTGATTCTGTAATTTCTAATCCAACTCTCCCAGAAGGAGTTTTGGAATAGGCATCCATGATTATAGTATTTGCGGGGGTAAAGAGGAAGAATCCACCAACATAAAACACGCCTGTATCGACACTAACAACCGAACCATTACCAGTTGCACCCTCAATACCTGATGCTCCTGCAGCACTAACAACTGTTGCTTGTACTGCTCCGGCTGCGATTGTTTCTCCGTCATCGAAAGTATCACCTGACAAATAATGGAACATTAACGTAGGTTGAGTACTGGAGGTGGCTGCCTGCGAAGCCACGATCCGTGCTCGGGCATTGGAAGTTGCACCAACAATAGTAGTTCCGGAAAAAGAGGCGGCATTAATATTAACCCCCGATTCCTGAGTTTCTAGTTTAAGAGATTTAACATCAGTATCTAATGTTACTTCTCCACCAAAAACTTTACTACCGTCTTTGAACATGTGCTGACCATATCGTTCAATTTGTTTTTGAAGTATGGTCTGTAGTTGTGTTACTTCCCTTGCTTGAACTGCATACCCAGGTCTAAAAAGAATACGATAATAATTACTTGACTCGTCATAATCATCATAATACGGCGTAACATTGAAATTTGTTGAAAGCGACATTCAATCTTCCTCTAGTATAAAATGATTAGAATTCAATAATTAATTTAACATCTTCTATTTGGTCATCAGCTCTTGTTACTGGTGAACGGTTCTCAATATAGAGGACATCTCCAGAAAATTTCTGGAAATCACCACCAACTACACCATTAGTGTTTGCTGATGCTCCACTAGGTCCCGTAATAGTTTCATTTACTCGAAATGATCCAGTAATCCCGTCATATCCAAGAGCCGTGTTTGATCCCTGAGTAACATCAATTAGTCTCAAAGTTGTATTGTTTTTGAAATCAACAACTTTACCAGTTGCACCAGAACCACTAGCAAGGGTTGCTGTTACAAGTTCATCTTCTACAAATGCTGTACTATTCCAAGATTGAACTGTTATAGTTACACATTGATCAATTGTTGATGCGGTTGCAACATCACCATTAGCATATAATGGTTGAGCTACGAGCCCTATCTTACGGAAATCATTATTTGTAGTAAAGTTTCCAGACTCTCCGTATTCCAATCGACTATTGACCATGACAAAAAATCCACCAAGTTCTTCAACTGCGTCATCACCATGTCCACCACGTGGGCCGATTATTGGAGTAATTGCACCAGAAGAACCAGAAGTTGTAGAAATTGTTGCTACGGCATTACCATAATTGTTACCACCGGCAACAACCACGATATCACCAATAACACCAGATGCGGTATTGGTTGCGCGAACATTTGCTCCGTGTCCATCACCAGTAATTGCAACCTTAGGACCGATAGAATATCCAGCACCATCTTCAGGTACATTGGCACTCGCGAGAGCGGGAGTCCAAGTTACTACTTGAGTACCAGATACATAACCCGTGATTGTTCCACCTTTACCAGTAACTCCACTTCCGGAGTCTGATGTAAAGTAAATGTCGTTATCGACAATTGCATTAGTTGCCAAACCTGTACCTGAAATTTTACAGGTAGTTGTGGTTTCTGTGTGTCCTGATTGAACGGTTCCAGTTTCAAATGTATAACCAGATCCAGCAGTTGTAACATGAGCCACTTCAATGGCTCCGTTACCTGAAGTATTTGCTACAATTTCAACATCATATTGAAACGATGAATCAGTAGTATTCGCAATCGCGTTGTTTGCTTTACGTACACGTTGTGTAGGTATATAACTTGGCGTTACAAATTTAAGAGCTCTTGCAGCTGAGATCTGATACATGAACTTCCATTTATAACTATCAGCAGTTGTGATAATGGCTGTTCCTGTTCCAGTGGGTTTAGTCGTAGATGTTCCACCAGCTTGATTGTTGGCAAGACATTTATAAACATTATAGTCATCTGTCATCACGTAAAATTGTTGATCGAACAGGGCATTATTTGCATGACTGTATGCATAATAGTTTGATGCTGTTGTCCAATTGTAACGTGGTGCTACATGACTTACATCCGTAGATCCGATTTTCTTGGCTGCAATCATATCTCTCCAATGATTGTAGACCGTATTAGAAACAGAATCGGTAGGGGTAGGCGGGGCCGTATCATCCGCCCAAGCAGTTACTTTACCAATAAATAAGTACATATTAGTATTGAGTAACCCGCTTGCATCAGTTATTGCAGCGCCAGAAGTTGTAGAAATTTCATCGAAAGCCTCTACAAACTGTTTGGCGTTGTGGATTCTGAATTTATTGGTTACTATAGCAGGCATTTTCTTATTCCTCCAAAAAATTGTATAAGTTGTGTTAAAAAATCAATGATTCCTCATTGTTATATTTATATCTTTTTTAAAATTTAAATTTGTCAAAGTTGATATACTGAGTCAGTTAATCCACCCGGCATACCTTTTCTAGTTACAGTCAAAGAAGTATCATTAGTAATAGTCTTCACCATAAAAGCTTGTGGTTCCAATACTAATTGTTTTGAGTTATCTTCCCAAACCATGTTATTGCTTTCCCATTCTGGGGCTTCTCGTTCAATACCACCGGGATAGCCAGCAGTATTAGTTTCTGTGCCAAGTCCTGAACCGCCATTAGATTCTCCAGTTATAATCCAATAACTTGTAAGAGAAGTATCCCAAATAGAATATTCTCCTATCACTCCAGTATGACTTCCATGTGCGGCAACAGTAGTATCTTCTGTAGTTATTAACCATCGAAAGTTACGAATTTGACTTCCCATAAAATCTGCCGCGGTAAGTTGTTCATCTTTCATATCGTTGATAGTAATTGCTTCGTGTTCTATTCTTTCATCAGTCTCTAATAATACTCCTCCACCAGAATCTTCAGATATAATATTTTCATCTGCTGTTAAAAATTCTTCTCCAACTTTAAGTTGTGTAGTAAATAAAGATCCTGATCCAGTTCCAACAACTCCCCCATCATCAAAATTGATTGTACCCCGTAATCGTGTAAGTATTCTACTATATCTATATGCAGGAAGAACCGTCCATGCTTGAGTAGGAGCAAAATCTACACCATAACCATCTTCTTCTCTTTTAGATGTCTCTAATAATGGGCGTCTTGTTCCTTTGAAAGTATCAGTTATTGTGGCTTCTTCATATTGAAGATAATCAACTTCATTACCATCAATGGCTCCTTCGGTTTGAAGATAATCTTCCAATAAAATAAAATCCAAAATTTTTCTTTGGGGATTCATCATATCTTGGTTCAATTCAGGAAAATCTTCATGAAGTAAATAGTCCTGATTTGTTACAGGATGTTCTAAAACTATTATTCCTGAATCATCTTCTTGTCTGAATTTATCATCAACAAATCCTAACTCAGCGTCAGCCCATTGTGAAACATAATGTGGCCTAAAGGGTTGCATACCATAAGTTGCTGTAATATACTTATCTTTATAAGTTGAAATAGTATTTAATAAATGATTCTCCGGCGTCCAAGTCATTAAATCACTCGCCGCATCTTCTGTTACATAATGTTTAACAATAGTAGGTGGTTTAAATTCAAGATCATCTATAACTACTCGCGTTCCATCTGCATTAATAACATGATCATCATCTTCAAATTTTAAGTGATATCCTAAAGACTCAAGAAGATTAAATTCAATTTGGCCAGTAGGATATTTGAAATAACCTTCTTCTAGTTGTGGAATGGATTCATCCTCATAAAGATAATGGTATCCATCTTCCATTGAGATATGTTGGCCTGTACCAGCTGTGGCCCAAATCCAAGCGGTCTTATATGTTGCGGATGCATCAAACATCACATGCTTATGTGCAAATTTGCCTTCTTCAAGTATATAAGATGTATAAAAGAATGGGGCGGTGCCACTATCTTCGGTCGCGATCAATGTTCCTCCAGCAAGAGCAACTACGCTATCATCTGGTAAGGATTCAAAATCTTCCATTATTATTCGACCTGTTGGAGAAACTAAAAGATCGTGTATTATAACAGGTGTCTTTGTAATTGGTGGCTGTTCAGAAATCAATTTTGAGGCCAGCCATGATTCTCCTTCACCAACAATAAAATCTGCACCATCTTCTGTTTGAAAACCTCCCCTTATTGAATCAATAAGAGAGAATTCTAGTTCTCCGACAGTATATTTGAAATAACCTTCTTCTAGTTGAGGAACGGTTTCATCCTCATAAAGATAATGGTATCCATCTTCCATTATGGTATGTTGGCCGGATCTTACGTAATAATTTTTTTCAATTCCAACAGTCAGGTCTTTTACGTGACTTTCTTCAGTAACCGGCCGAGTTCCATCTTCATATCTTAAATATGTAAGGCCGTCTTCTGTTAAGAAGTGCCATCCGGTTGTATCATAAAGATTAAATTCAATTTCACCAACTGGATCTTGTACTTGACCATATTCAATAAGCAATCGTGTATTGTCTTCATGAACAACATGGCTTCCATCTTCTGCGATGACATGCCAACCAACAGTATCATAAAGATCAAATTCTACTTCAGTAAGACTATTTTGGCGTAAACCATACTCATCTTCTAAAGTAAAATAAGTATGAGGTATGCCCAACAGATTGTCTTCATTGGTGATGTAAGCACCATCTTCCATTAATAGTCTATGAAAGGTAGCTATTGTGTGACTCAACCCGAGTATGATAGAGTTGTCCTCACCAAAAACTTCTATATTATCTAAAGCTAATAGTTCTTCATCTTCATGCATAAAACGGTCTAGGCCGTCTTCTGAGAGTAGATGTTTCTTTGTTGAATTGTAAAGAGTTGGCATCACATGAGTATCTACAATTGGAATACTCTCATATTGTCGATCCGGTCCTTGTGTATCTTCTTCAAGAGAAATAAATCTTTGTGGGCCATTACCTTGTCCAGCAGAGGTTTCATCTAAAAGATAACCCCATCCATAAGCTCCATTATCATCTTCAAGAAGAATGTCACTATTGAAACTCACATCAATAGTTGCAACTCCTGACTCCCCTACAGGAAATTGAATTGATGGATAGAGAAAAGAACCTCCACGTTCAAGTAAAATCTCAGTACCATCTTCAGTTAGAACTCCACCACTAAAGGGAGAATCCCAATTTGTTACATCCGCGCGGAAAGTATTTGCATACGATATTACTTTAGATTTCAGATAACTTTCAACTTCCATCATCATATCACCCAATAAAGACTCGGCTTCTCCTATGCGCCCATCATCTTGGAGAATGTTGTTACCAGATTGTTGATCTTCTAACTGAATATAAAGATATTCATCATACATAGATTGGCCAGGCATATTCAAACTACCAAAATCTGTTGATGGAGTAATAGTATATGTGTTTGTAGTGGGCGCTGATGTAACAGTATAATTTTTATTGAACTCTTGTGAAGATTCGTCCCCAGAAAATTCAATCGTATCACCAGTCTCTAATCCATGTAATGTTTCTGTAACTACATACATTGTAGAATTGGTTCGTGTTATAGACGAAATTTCTACATAATTTTCCAGCTGGAGATTTACTTCATCAAATGTCGCGAGCCTTGCATCCATTGCTTGCCACGGATGGTCTGCAGTATAAATTTCTAGTTCATTATTACTAGCAAAAGATTGAAATTGTACGTTTGCAACAGCAGTATTACCCATCAGAGTAATGTTGTGATATTTTCTTCCTTCATTATCTAACCCAGCCCGTACAATAGTTCCCAAACTATCAACATTTCCACTTGCTCCCACATCGAACATTTCTACAGATATTTTACTTCGTATAGCCAATTCACCAAACATTATTAAGCCTGATGGGTGAGTCAATCTTTTTACTGAATTACGATAATCGTTTACATCAAAATCCGTTTTTAGAACATAAGAAAAATTTTGATAATACTTA